TAAAGAATACTATGATGGAGAAGTAATTAAAATTAATCCTAAAACCGTTGCTGTTAGAGAAACTGCAAGAGCTTGGTCGAAATGGCGTATTTCACCAAATCTATTAACAAAGATAAAAGGAGACGAGTCATGAAATCGTTATCAAAACAACAACGTGATTATTTTATTGATAGAATTAAAGCAGAAGTCAATAAAGAAATTGCAATACTAGAGCAAATACATGCAACTGGTATAGAAACAGTAGCTAATAAGCAGTATAAATCTTACTTAAAAGAGACTGGTTTAGATAAACTGTTTAAAGAATATTCTAAAGCAGAAAAAGAATGGAATAAAATCAAAAATAGAATGGAGAATGTATGTAAAGCACTTCATGAAAAGACTGATTATCCAGGTAAGAATCATTACTTTCATGCACCATATGATACAAAAGGTGTAGAAAAATTCTTAAAAGAAATATGTAATGCATTAGCTAGAGATAATTTCATTAATACACCTAAAGGTAAAAGATTGAAAGAGCTAGAAGATAAAAGAACAGCTGCAATCGATACTGTTATGGGTATGACTGAGACTGAACCTCTTGTTCAAGCTCTTAATAAAATCTTAAAGGGTACTAATGTTCCTTTGTTAGGTGGTAAATAATGATGACTATTGAAGATAGAATAGACCAGCTAAATAAATGGGAACTAGAACTAATACTATTAAAGCTTGTTGATGTAGATAAAGAAATAAATGTCGGCAGTAAAACAAGAAGAGAAATAATAAAAGCACATGAAAAGGAGTTATATGGCAAAGAAAATGAGTAAACAAGAAAAAGTATTAATGTATCTTCAAACATATGGTTCTATAACACCGATGGATGCTTATGAGATGTTTCAATCTATGAGGCTAGGTGCTATAATACATACCTTAAGACATAGCAAACCTTACTATAATATAGAATCTAAGAAAGAAGGTAAGGCTGGTTATGCAAGATATACACTTAAACAAGGTGTGTATGAAGATTATGATAACTCTAATAATAATGAAAGTAACTAATATAACTTGAATAATTGTTAAAGAAATCGTAAATTAATAGGCTGTCAAATAAAATAAAACAGGAGAGTATATGAAAACATTACTCATAGACCTTGAGAATGGTTATAAGTCTATTGGTAGTAGAGAAACTATTGAAGAAAAGCTAGGATTACCTTTGCTTAACTTTAATGATTTTTCTTCCTTTAGAAACTTTATAGGCCAGCTCTGGTCACGTAAAATGGTAGAAAGAGATGTAAATGTAGGTGGCGTATCAGTTAAACAGAAATCTTATCAAATAGAGGCCAAAGAAGGCGTTGAAGTAGATTGTATGGTTATAGATACAGCAAGTGAAATGTCTAAGAAATATGCTAGAGAGTTAAAAGGTAAAGCTGAGTCTTTACAACTTAAGCAATGGGGTAAACTAAAAGATACCTTAGATAATTTCTTTTCATTCACTAATGCAATACCTGCTAGTCTTGTAGTCAATTGTCATTCTAAGATGCAAGAAGACCACGAGAACGGTGTAATGAGAGTTATGCCTTACATAGAAGGTTCTACTAAGGTAGATGTAGGTAAATGGTTTGATTTTGTATTTTACACTAAAGTTCATAAAGCTAAAGACGGTACACGTAAATATATGTGGGTGACTGCTAGAGATGAGCATTATTGTCATGCAAAAGATAGAACACAGCTGTTAGAAGAACACATAGACCAAGATTATTCTATTGTGTTTGATGCTGTAAAGAAAAAAGGCTGGGACTCTGCTAAGATTCTTGTTATTGGAGAACCAGGTAGTGGTAAAACATTGAGTTTAAAAACGTTAACGAAAGTCAAATAAAGGAGAATAAATGGCTATAACAGTAACTAAATCATCAGGTGGTGGTGGTTATACAGAAGGTTGGAAAACTGTAACTATAAACAACGCTACACGTGGTGATTATAACGGTAGTAAATATGTAGACCTTTTCTTTGAAGGCTATCCAGAATCTCTTAAATGTAGAGTATGGGAAGCTAGAAGTGGAGAAGGTGAGGAGTTTCAAATAGCTAATATGGTTAGATATTCTAATCCTACTGTGCTAGATGAAATGGATAAAGACGGAACAGCTGCTGCTAGCTTAGATGATTCACCTGCTGGATTAAAAGGTAAATCATTACAAGTATTCTTTTATAAGAAAGCTAATGGTTATTCAGAAGTATCACCTAAAGTGGTACCTGCTACACCATTTAAGAATATAGTAGATGACATTACTGAAGATAGGATTACTCAGTTAAAAGCATCTGCTGAAGCTTACATAAAAAGAAGACAGCAAGCTAATGGTGCTATGAGTACTACAACAGATGGCGACTCAGTTGGTGACGAGCCTTGGTAATAAAAATCAAATAAAGGAGAAATTATGATAAGAGAATTTGCATTCGGACTATCAAACAGGCATCATTTCTTTCCAAGTAATAATTCTGTTAAGTGGGAAAATGTTGCTAAAGATACATTTCTCTCCTTATATGGTTATGATGAATCAGTTATCGAATTCTTTGAGGCTAAAAAAACATTGTCAGGTTATGATGGTGATATATATATGCCTAAAGAGTTTATACTTGACGTAGACGGTGTAGAGATTGAAGAAGCTCAAGAAAAAACTACAACATTAGTTAATATTCTTGAACAACTAAAAGTACCTTGTAATATTTATTTTAGTGGTAGAGGTTTTCATTTAGGAATACCAGACACTGCATTTAAATGGAAGCCAGGTCCAAATCTACACCTTCGTGTCAAGGATGAGCTTGATAAAAGAGGAATATACGAATATGCTGATGTTTCTGTTACTGATAAGACAAGGATAATAAGATTAAACAATACTCTTAATTCTAAATCTAGATTATGGAAAATATATCTAACATACGAAGAGTTAATTAATCTTAATGGACTTGGAATATCAGCATTAGCAAATAAACCAAGACAAATAGAAATACCAATGTTGCAATGTGAGCCAGTTTTCGATGTAACTGAGCGTATGGTTAAGAAACAAACTACTAAGTTTAAAGAAACAGTAGGTAGTGAACCAGACCCTATGTTATATCCATGCATACAAACAATGTTAAACGGTTCTTCTTATGGAGGAAGACACGCTACAGCATTACGTTTGGGTGCTTGGCTTAGATGGCGTTATCCAGAAAATGTAGTAAGACTAATTATGGAAGATTGGCGTAAAAGAGTTACTAGTTTAGAACATCCTTTTAAGTCAAGTGAAATGGATAGGCTTATTACTGATTGTTATAAAGGTCATGGAGGTAGTGGCTATAGATACGGTTGTAATGATAAAATAATGGATAAACATTGTAATTCTACTTGTACTTTGTTTAAAGCTAAGAAATCACAAGGTCTTATGAGTGCAGCAGATATGGAAGAAAATCTTATTAGCTGGCTTAAAGGCGATGTAGTTCCTTTAGATTTAGGAGCGTTATATAACAAGGACTTTCCTATATATCCTGGTGAGCTTGTAGTAATACAGGCACCGCCTAAATCTATGAAAACAATGTTAGTTCAAAACTGGGTTAATTCTTTTAAAAGACCAACTTATTTTCTTGAAATGGAAATGTCTCCACGTCAAATATGGAAGCGTTTTATACAAATAGAACAGGGTTGGAGTGAGGAAGAGTTAGCTAAAAAATATGCTCAATCTAATTTTAAGATGGCAGACAAGTTTGATTGGTTAAATGTAGATTATCAACCTTGTTTTGCTATAGAACTTGAAAAGAGAATAAGTATGTTACCAGTAAAACCAGAGATTGTTATTATTGACCATATGGGTTTAATGCTATCTAAACATAGAGATTTAAACCTTAAAATGGAAGAAATAGCAGGTGCATTAACTGACGTAGCTATAAAACATAATGTTATTGTAGTTGCTATATGCGAAATAACTAAATCAGCAATGCAAGAGGGTATGAGTATATCATCTGTAAGAGGTTCTTTTAGAATTGCTTACAATGCTAGTAAAATACTTTCTCTTACTACATCTAAAGATGCACAGACTGGTGATGTTAAATCAATGGTTATTAAGACAGAAGCTAACAGAGAAAGAGGAGCTTTAAATGTTCTTCTTAAAGTTAATGGAATAAAGATAGAAGCACCAAAAGAACCAGGAGGGTTGTTAAATGGCTAAGAGAAGTCTAAACCAAATAAGTAGTGACATCATGCTAGTACAGAACAGTTTTGAATTAACTGAACAAGAGATAGATGAACAGTTAGATTTATTACACACTGAACTACATGAAAAA